AACTACTTTTTGTGTAATATCATAATCCCCTGAAGTAATACTGGCAGGTATTGCAACTGCTGCTATGCCTGCTTCCTGTTGGTTAACTCCTGTTTCATGTTCAAAATAAATTGAAACTCCATCCGTATTACCTACGACATCAAAAGACGCATCGTCTCCTGCATCATATTTACTTGCATGAGGTAAACCAAATACAGCTGAGTCTGCCCAAGTACTTCTTTGATATAATGAATTTGCATTAGTAAACCAGATAGGTCTTTTTGCTGTTGAGTCTAGATAACTGTATGTAACAGATCTATTATTTGTATTTGATGTAGACGTTGGGTAGAACCAAGTGATCTCACCAAACAAGTTATTAATACCACAATATACTAATTCATTAGAAGTTGTATTAAGATCATCATAAACATAATCTTCGACCAAACAATCCATCGATTCTAATCGACCGGTTATCTAAAGAAACCATTATCAGACATCCAGTAAGCCGCACCATCAACTTCAACAGCTGCATTCTTACCTAGTAATCCACAGTTCGTTCCAACTTGTTCGTAAGCAAATGTAAATGGAGTTCCAACAAATCTCATAGTAAATAAAGAAGTATCACTCCAAACATAGATTGCATTTCTACCAAGTTTAGCGCCCACGATCCGTGATCCGGCGGCCAGCCTCTGTGTACCAGCACTATTGGTCGCGGTTGGAGCATAGTCATTAATATTTTCTTGAGAAGAGAATCTTATGAACATATCATCTTGAGTCGTTGTGTCTCCAATCGTTGTCTCTGTTCCAAAGAATACTAAGTGACGATCGGGAGTAGAGACTAACATGTCCCTTGATGCTGTCGGTGCACCTGAAATAATTGTAGCTCTGTTATCGGTTGCATTGGTTGCGTTTGCATCCCATTCGAAACAAGGACCATTAACAATTAAAGCAATTAAAGTTTGACCTAGATTGTCCAAGGACCATTGACCGGGGTCTGTTACAGAATCGGTGTTAGCTGCGGGTGATCCCCAACCTGTGTAAGAAGAAGTATTAGTAACTGTTGCACCTGTACTATGTGCCGCTCTTGTTGATCCTCTAACTCCTCTAGTAATTCCTGTTATAGTACTACCACTAACTCCTGTATAAGATATTTCTTCAGAACCTACTTGAATATAATTTGTACCGGTACTCGGAAGACCGCTGACACTTGCTAATGTAATCGTTGTTCCACTTCCTCCTGTTCCAAAAGCATCATCACTTAAACCACCATTTAAAGTAGTTGTTATTGCTCCTAAAATATTTCCACCAAATAAAGATATTCCCCAACCATAAGCTCCAACTTGTTCTGCTGGACCCACTGGATAATACCATTGAACTTTAAAAGTTCCTGTTGTACTTGCTGTAGAAGCACTTGGCATTGTGATTGTAACTTGAGTTGTACTATCAACTGAAGTAACCATAAATTTTTTATCATCAAAATCTGTTGTTGAAAATCCTGTACCCGTTCCACCCGCAAAATCAGTCATCAATAAAATATCACCTGCTACCATTCCAGCTGTCGTATAACTTCCTCCTGGAAAAGTAATAGTTACTGCAGCACTACTGTTGGTAAAATTACAAGTGAAAGCTCCTGATAAAACTCCAAAGTCTGTTTTAATTGGGTGAATATCATAATACACACCTCCGGAATAAACATATAAAATTCTATTGGTTCCAATAGCTGCGTACTTAATAGAAGTTTTACTTACAAAATGATGTAAGCCTCTAGTAACACCTGTGAGTTTTGATTCTCCTAATTGAGTCCAGCCCCCAATTTTCTCTGGAGTACCATATCTAAAACGTACGTTCTCGCCACCAATCCATTGAGACTCAGCTCCTGTTTCTGTGACTTGTTTATTGAATCCTGGTAGAAAGCCTAGTTTTTGTAACATATAAAATCCTGTTTATTAGGTATTATATCAGATTGTGTGTGATTTCAATAGGTTTTAAAGCAGAGGGAATCTGTGGTGGATCATCCCCCTGCAAGCCTAATGTATAGACTATTTTTTAATTTTTGTCAACTTAACACCTTTAAACCAAGCAGGTGCACCTAAGATAGGTCGTTTGTCTAAGTAGTTTTCTTTAGCCATTTTAGAATTAGCTTTGTTATAATGTAAGAATACTTGACCACAGTTCTTACCTTTGAATTCTTCTCTCCAATGTTCTAGTTCACAACCGGAATAGATTAACATGTCTCCAGGGTCAAGGTCAACTTTAATACCAGCTCGACCTTGTTTTCCTGTTGGGTCTAGATAAATTGACCATGGGTCACCACCTAGATTTAATGTTGTTGATATCTCACATGAATACCTATCTTTGTGTCTAGCTAATACATCACCTTCTTTGTATATTCTTGCATAAGAATAAGTTTCAGATAATTTTATACCAGTGTGTTTTTGCATAATCGGTTTAACTTGCTGTAATAAAGTCTCCATTGCAATGTCACTATAATGTGAATAAGTATTAGGTACTTGTTCATCATTCCATACACCAAAATAATCTGTAAATGGAGATAGGTATTTTTGATCAAATAAAAATTTTGCAACTTCTCTTTTGTTTAAGAAATATTTATAAACAAATTCTGCAAGTTCTGGTGGGATAGCATTTTTTAGTACTGTATATTTATTTTTCTTGAACGACATTTAACACTCCTTTTGGTATTGCTTGGCAGTTCCAATGTATAAATCTAAACGGATCATAACCCATATCAACAATATATTGATGTGGCATATATGACGGAAAGAATATCATTCGACCTGGTTTAACTTGATAATGTATTGCTGAACTAGCATAAGTTACTTTTGATTTATCTAATTCGGGTAATAGGTTCATTACATTTCCGGCTCTTGGATCTTCAAACATTGGCATTGATGTTTTCTTACTAGCTTTTAAAAAATAGAAACCAGATATATGACCATTCCAATGTGTGTGTAAAGTATGATGTCCGCCACCTTTTTTAGCAAACTCTTGTACCCACATTTCTGTAGTAAACAATTGATGACCTGACATATCAAAACCCATTTCAATTAATAAGTTGTGAGCTGTTGCGCCAATGTAATTTTGTAATTCTAAAAAGTCAGGATCTCCAATTAAAGATGTAGAATGGAATACATGACCCATGTCTCCTTTATCACCGAACTTTTTATTACGTTTATCGATTGCTGGTTTTAAATTTTTCTTAGACGCTTCTATATATTTATCTGATGCTTTATTTAAATCATCAACGAACCGTGGTGCATCTGCAAACCAAACAGGACATTTAAAATAATCCTCCCTATTTAATTGTGTAGGAAATGTTTCAGAACTTCCACAGGATATTATATCTAATTCTTTTTGACTTATTTTTTTTTTAATTCTTTTTTTCTTCTTTTTCATATTTCTCCTTTATTGAAATGGGTATCCTAAATTCCAGATAACCAAACTGTTTCTTTCTCCACTTTTAACTGGACATACTCTATGCCACACAAAACCAGGAAATACAACTAAAGATCCTTTAGGTAATACCTCAGTGCACTTACGTATATTAGGTTTTTTATCAGGGTCTAAGTTTCTAAAATCAAATTCTAGTTCTCCACCCTTATAATCTTTTGGATCAGATAAACTAACTGTTACAGATAATTTTCTAATCTTACCATGTGAAGGATCTCCTTGTTGTCTTTGATAAGGTTGATCCCAACCATCACAATGCCAATCATAGTACTGGCCTTTTTTATATTTTGTAAATTGACAAGATTCAGAATAGTCCCATTGAAAATTCCAACCAGCTGATGCATTAGCTTGATGAACATAGGGTTGTATTTCTTTATAAATCCATCTGTCATTCATCCAAACAATATCTGAATCTCTTTTCTTTTTTAAATCTATAAGTTGTTTTTTATTTAATTTTTTAGCATTACCGTAACCACCAGTGACTGCTATTTGATCTTGCAGTTGATGACCATATTTTACTATGTCATCACAGATACGTTCTGGAATGGCTGATTTAAAATACCAATAATAATTTGTTAAATTCATATGTCTTTATACATATGTTATATCTTAATTTAAATAGAGAGTAAAGAGAATATTTAAATAGAGAGTAAAGAGAATTGAAATTATTTAGTCCAGCTAATAGTTCCTGTTGCTATGAATTTAGCAGTTTTAGTACTACATGGAGCACATGCAATTACGTTACATCCCGGTGAAATTGTTCCTGTGATTGCAGTAGGGTATCTTAAAATTACGATTCCTTTACCACCTGCTCCTCCACAATTGTTAGTGACACCAGGTGTTCTTCCCGAACCTCCTCCACCTCCTCCTGTATTAAGTGTACCTGCTGTAC